TGCGTTTGAAGAGTTCGCACTCTCTTGCGTTGTTCTGCGGAGTAGATACACCCCGCCAATGACAATTTTAGCAGATGAAAACGACAATTATTCAGGAAACTTTAAAAACTTCCCAATTTTCTAAAAACTTCTCATATTTCCCTCGGCTCTGCGGGTTATGAGGGCATAGAGTTAATCGAATGCCCGACACTTGCAGGCATGGGATCAAGTACCAGCAGTTGCGAGGTTCCACATAGGCCGCCACTACATCCACCTTTGTACAATCGATTGGATCTTTCTCTTTGGAGCCGGTGGCCGCAGTAACCATATACCTGCCAATTCCACCCCTGCCTTCTTTCATTAAACCACCTGTACCTTTGACCTGCACCTTAAAGGCTCGGCCTGCCTGGTTCATTACGATGCAGTCTTGCGGAAGGTAGTCCCCTAATGGGGTGAATACTTCGAGGCCATTCTTTAATGCCTCGATGAAAAACTGCTGTTCGTAAAGGTTACCCTTCCTCTTCATCTTCGTCCGAAAGGTCTATCTCGCTCTCGAACTCCAATACATCCTCATCCAACCATTCATTGAGATCGTCCATTGCAATCTTTGCCATGTCCATGTCCTCAATATCAGACTCCTCTAACCATCGATTTAATAAGGCTCGATGCTCGGTCTTGAATTTCTGATGAGGGGTCTCAGTCATCTTTCTCATCGATCAATGTTATAATGCGGTGAAAGGCGGCAATCTCACCCGATAGTCGGGCAAGTTTCTCGGGGCTGTCGATGTGCTGGTAATCCATGAAATCTACTAAGCACGATTCTTTCTGTTCTTTTATAAATTCAACTAAGGCTTTGAACTCAGTTAAGTCCTTTAAGCCAGCAACTGCGTCTTGTATGGTCATTTCTTTTTACGCTTTCCTTGGGATGCTTTGATCGCTTTTGCTGATGGATAGCCCTTATCTCCAGGCTTATTCATCCGCTCTCCCGAGCCTGCTTTGATGCGTTTCTTCTTGGCGGCTATATTCGCCCACAATCCAGGCTTTTTCTTTTTCATTACCATTTAACTTTATCAGCCCAATAGGCCGCAGATGTTTTACCCCTAGCAATATTCTTGGCGTGTCTGTCTTTGAAACTTTTACGCTTTTGTTTCATCGCTTGACTCTCACCCTTCTTGGGTTTGCCAGCAGTTTTAGCACCTTGTTCACCAAATCGAATCAATTGATATTTATCCTTTTCGTTCTTGATAACAACTGCATGGGACTTGGTTGGGTGACTAGGTGTTCGCTTGGGCTTATTCACCCCAGCGAACTTCATTCCTCTGTATGTTAAACTCATGCCGCTACTGCTGTGCCTGGAACATTGCCTGGGGCAGTCCCTAGCTGTCCGATCCGAGCATTCTGTTGTTGCTGTTGCTGGAACTCTAGCTGACTAGCATAGGTCTGTAGTCTCTTCGCAAAGTTCTCATCATTTTGCAGTCTATCCTGCACATCGGTCGCTGGTATAGCTTCACTTCCGGCAATGTACTGCTGTAATACTTGCAAGCGAAGCTGTGCGTTTGCCCCCTGCTCGGGTGCATTGACAACCTGACCACTTGCTATCTTGGCGATATCGTTCGATGTCTCGATAATCTCCTTCGTTGTGGCCTCCTGTTCAGGCATAATAAGCTGACTTGCTAGGTTTGGATCAATCGCTTCCAGTACCTTGCGTAAATATACATCGAATCTCGCCTGACCGGTTCGATCATACTGTGCCATTAGTTTACCAACGGTATCTAGCTTTTGTATGACCTTTTCCTCGTCTGCATTCATCGAGTTCCATGAAATATTAAAATCATACAACTCCGCAGTTTCATCCAAGATAAGCTGTGCGCCTTGCTCGTTATTTGTTACCCGAAACCATATCATCGGTCCTGAATAAGTACGATCCAAGCACCACACTCTCTTGAGGATCTCCTTCCATCCATTGAGCCAGCAGTTCACCAGGTGCTGTTTAATCACATTGGCTTCCACCGCATCTTCAGGACCAGTCGCCCGACCGGTTATGCGGTTACATAGCTTGCGGATATCCATCTCCACCTGTGTCGATGCTGGTGAATACCTCGGTGTCTCCACAAATCCAACCTCTCCACGCCTACGCACAGGCAAGAATGCACCTGGGCCCAAACGCTCGGGACGGCGGCCAATCGGATATTCCACAGCAGGGAAAGTCGTCATGCTTGCTTGGTCCCGCCGAGCGTCCATCTCTGTCTTGGCCGCTATCTGATAGCTCTTGAGCAACTCAGGGTATCCCCGAGAGTCCAATAAACGATGGTTTAAATGCTCTCTCGTGATACACACAAATGGATATCTTCCCTCGTCATACCCAACAGGTTTATGGAACCCTGCTTCTTCCATCTCCTCGGTCCAGCAGGTCTTCGTAACGACAGGTACATCATCCTCATCCAATTCCTTACGATAAGTAGTAATAACCTTGATCAATCCCTCGTAGTGCTGGCTTCCATAATTGTTCCCATAGTCATAGGACATCATGGAGTCGGAGTATGACTCTTGTTCGTAAAAATCTTTAGCCTTCTCAATAGCTTCATCAATCCACTTGGCATCCCATCCCTCATTGACCTTCTGCTTCAATGCTTCAGGGGTATAATAATGCAAGCAATGGATGGAACGGGCCGACTCTAGGTCGATTACATTGCTATCCACGATCAATTCCCGCCCAAGCTCATATGCTTTGACTGCCGGACGATTAACGACCACTTTTTCGGTCGGAATTTCAGTCTCACCTGTCTTGCGAAGTTCGTTAAGCATCTTCTTCACCCGTCTCTTCTTCAGGTTAGGGAACATCGGATAAAACATCTCCTCCACACCCTCCTTCATTTCAGGGTCTTGGATAGCCATAGCCAGTTCAGGTGATTGCTCCGCGATCTGCTCCAAACTAATAGGCTCAAACTTCCTCGTCTTCTCCTGCTTCCAGTATGTGCCGAAAAAGGTAAGTCCATTCTGTAATAAATAATTCGCCCCAATGGATGACTCTCTCATCAGTTCATCCATCGTACCCATTCGCCACTTTAAAAATTCACTCACCAGCTTGGCCGATGCTATGTCACCGCTCTCCACAGGCGCGGCTACCAGGTTGGCCTGCGACAGGGCCTGCGTGAGAGTTGCGACATCCCCATCAATCAGAGGGTTGATAACCCCAGCGTCCAGGTCACTCGCGCCGTCAAATGGGAAGGCTTCAGGGCCATGCTTTTTGCCATCTCCACTCTTTCCCGCCCATTCATTAAAGCGAACCTCCCGAGCATCCTCGGCTTTATCCATCCACCAACTAAGGTTTGCTTTTGCCCGCTCAAAATCCTCTTTAAGCCCATCCACATCAGGCTTTTCCTCATATATTTGTACTTCCGTTTCCATAATTACTTAACCCCCAAGTTTAACATTTTATTTTTTAATTTTGTCAGGGCTTTGCTTTCGATTCGGGCAACGGTCTTGAACGATACCCCAATAAAATCCGCAATCTCCTCCAAAGTGTATGCACGGCCTTCCTCCCCATGCTCCCGACATTTAATTCCTTCTTCCACCACTAACTCCCGAAGCATTGCATCGATCCGCCTGTCCGTCTCCTCACGGGTTTCAGACCAGTCTGTATAGCTTCTCCTCACCTTCCACCTTCTTCACTAATATCTGACTCTTTGGCGGGTGATTGTCCTGTGGCCTCTTCACGCATATCCCAATCTCATCACGATCCTCAAAGTATATCCTCATTAAACGAGGGTTCGGGACCATCGCTAATACCCGAGCCTTCTCATGCCTCGGCTTTACTTCCTCAATAACAGGAGGTGCTTCCTTCGCCACTTCCTCCTTGTACACCTTCTGCACAGTCGCTCGGCTAAAGCCGACCGCTTTGGCGATCTTTGGCCAAGTTTCCCCAGCCTGTCTCAACAATACAATCTGATTACGATGCCCAGGCATCACCTTATTATTCTTCATTAATAACTCCCTCCACCTGTTCCGACCAATTCTTCCTGGTCGAAGTATTCAAAATTGCCTACGGCGAAGTACCTCACCGTATCTACGAAGTCTTTTTCAGGAGCCTTTAACGAACCTCCTGGCTGATAAGATTGCATACAGCTAATTAGGTTTTGGCATTCATCACTAAACATCAATTTAGGCTTGTTGCTTAAATCCATCGGTTTGGTGCGATCCCAAGCTAATAAATTATTAATCGCCTGAATACCTGTCTCGATATCTAAGGCTTCTGCCGGTTCAACAATGATTCCCTCATCCGTTAAATCATCGATAATATTAGAACTTCCCTCCGACTTCTGATAACTAGCCGCTCCTAAACGAGGGTCGATTATGCGAGTTACCATATTATCTCCACAAATCTTCTCCATCCTCCTAATTTCATCCGCATAATCCTTTAAACCATACCCATTCGGTTGAGCCGCCTCACCGGCAGACAGTTTATCCTTTGTTGGATCAATCCATCCACCCCAAGTATCGAAATCAGGAAACTCTTTAACCGCCCAGGCGACTCCATGTGGGTCGATTGCAAATAAAACCATTACCCAAGGCTTTGCACCAGCAGGGTCGATGCTTAATACCCAATTAGCGTCATCAAAATTAGGTAAATTATCAGGAGTTTTATAATTTAAATCCGAAAGTGCCGGGAACACGGCCCGTGACTGCCGTACAGGCACTCCATATGCCCGACAAAGGATAGTTTCCCTCTTCTCCCCCTCCAATTGCGTCTTCATCGCCGACCATCCACCAAACGGATTCGCCGCAGTATGGAAATAAACGACTGAACTGGCCTTCCTCAAGGGCTGTTGGACTAATGGAACCTCCTCGCCATCTAAAAGGTCAGCTTTTGCTGATTCCACAGTCTTTGCTCCCGTCAGCATACTCTTTACCACCGAGTTCCACCCGTCCACGGCGGTGAAGGATATTATTCCCTTGGAATTGCGGGTCACGGTGCGAAATCGAAGTGTTTCTACCCATGGCATGGGACACAATTCGTCCGCCCAAAATCCGATGTTATGTGTATGATTATCAGGGGTTTGTGGAACTCCTATCTCTCCACCTTCTATGGTTGAAATATCCTGCGACCAATTACGAAAAATACACTCTGATCGGTTGGGCAAAGTAAATTTGCCGGCAGTAAATCCATTTCTAAGCGAATACATGACATATCCGACCTTCCCCCTACCTAGTGTCTTTAATTCTTTAGGCAGATACTTAAATATCAGCTTCTGCTGGAACTGAATGCTATTGGCCGAGGTTTCTGTAAGACACCAAATAATAGTACCTGGGTTCTCTACGAGGCATTGCACAACCCTCTTGGCCGCCCATTCGGACTTACCCGCCCTATTACCGCCCATAACGAGGATCTCCTGATGCGACTTTAACTGCTCATCTGCCAGCTTCCATGTATCCAGTTCAAACCCACACCTATAAGGGTCATCCTTCTCATCCTTAATGGCTTTTTCCCTAGTCTCCCAATAAGCGAGGATGCTCTCAGGTGTCATCCGCAGCATCTCTGCCTTGCTGAGAGGCGGGATGGCGGGATGCGGTGACCATTCGAGAGGCATGGCTAATGATAACAGATTATCGATAGTAGGTCACCTCGGGTTGGGCAATTTGTCAGAATTTTTTTGTACGCTATAATCGGTCGGCGGTGATCGCGGGGCCGCCTGGCAGACCCCCTCCCCCCCTCCTATTTTGGCAAAAATGTAATAATTTTTTAACCCCATCAAACCCATAATATTACATAAGTAACTGACGGAAAGAGCTATATGTAATTATTTGTCTTTTTCTGTAAGTTCGCGAAATAATGATTATGTCTAATTAGACTTGCCTTGATCCTTATTGAGAATACTTTCTCAAATTGCTACACCGATTGATTTTATGCCTACCACAAGACCAAGAAAAGTCGGATACGCTGAGAACCTTCCAGCTAACTTAAAGAGTGAAGAGGTATGCCCAGCTATCTTCACAGGCCAACAGCTTTACGATAAAAGGCCAAAGGATTATGCCCAGGTCGTTCAAATGTTAGCTCAAGGGGCAACGATCAAACAAATCTGCAAGTCCTGTAAAGTTTCAGCTCATACTGTATCTATCGTTCGATCCAGAGAACAGGAGACGCTGAAGGACTCTAAAAAGCATTTACGAGCCTTAATAGGTACTGCGACTCATCTTGCTGTGGAAAGTCTTATCACGAAGCTACAAGACGATGAAATCCCATCAGGTGTTCTTCCAATCGCTACCGGCATATTAATCGATAAGCATCGCCAGTACGAAGGTGAGCCGACTCAGACCATTGAGGTGAAGAAATCTTTATCCCTAGATGAGATCCGAGCCGAGCTAGCTAACCTCAAGAACGAAAAAGTAATTGAGGCTGAAGTTACGGATGTAGAATCGTAATTTTTTTTTATCCCCTAGCCTACTAACCATTAGGCACTTACAACATTCGTAAAAATAAATGTAAAATATATCTTGCTTTTCTGTACAGGTAAGCTAGATTGAGGGTCTACAGTTTAACTTTAACCCAACAAAAACATGAAATTAGAAAATAACGCCACTCACTCACCACTCACTTCAGCTATTGATGCAGGTGAACAAACAAGGACTCAGTTTCTTAAAACCTTAACGCTCGATCAGAGAAGACTCTTGGAAAAATTGCAGTCTTACAAAGATGATGTATTTGAGTTCGCATACCAAAGAAATGAACTTCACGATTTCAACGCGCAAATATGTGACGATTCTGAAGGGTGCATTGAGATATCAAAAGGTTTCTGCGATTTCAGCGATGTTGATGTAAACCAACTTTAATAAGGAGACTAACCACATGATCATACATACTGCATCACTTACTTTAAACGCATACTCTGAATTGCATAAACTCGACAGAACTTTGGTCGGTACTCCCGACTACATGGGTTTAGCTTACTTTTGGGGGCATGACTATAAGCACTCCCTGCGAGACGCTACAGCGACACAAAGGCGAAAGATTCACAATACATGGCTCGACAGAGGAATCGATTTTATAAATCAATCTGAGGAAGGCTGGAATGTAATTGAAAAAATTATTCCTAACATTAAGCACAGATAGCATGACCGATAAAAAAGAATGGGGTGGTAAGCGCCCAAATCAAACCGGCCGACCGCCTAACCGCCCTGGGGTTCGCCGTGTCGGATTCCATTGCATGGTTGATCCGGCAACCCGTGACCTGATTAAGCAGTATGGCCAGCGTAAAAAGTTAAGCATTGGTCAAGTGGTTGACGAGTTAGCTCTGGAAGGGATGGAGAGAATAATCAGGTACGAAACTGACCCTCGTTCTGATCCTAACTTTGAAAGCACAGAAGACTAATCAGTCTAGCATAGCCTTTAAAGCCCCGTAGGGTACCCTATTTAGCCTTTTCCCTATCCAGCGAGTCTTCTGACTCATCTTTACCCGATCAAAGCCTTTTACGAGCAATCCTG